CCAGCTCAAGGACATCGACCTTGAGCAAGAGCTCGTGCTGCAGCTGCTTGCCACGCAGGAGCTGCAGCGCAAGGTGCTCAAGGACGACGAGGCGCCGGCCAACCAGATGGCGCAGGTCTCCAACGCGGTGCAGGCAGCCTTGCAAAACCTCGTGAAGCTGCAAGGAGAGGTCTTCAAGAGCGAACGCCTGAAGCGCCTGGAGACGATCCTGCTCGAATGCATCAAGGACTTGCCCCACGAGGTGCAGGACCAGTTCCTCACGCTCTACGAGCTGAGGCTGGAGGGGCTGTGATGCTGCGCGCGCGGGACCTCGAAGTCGTCAAGCTCGCCGGGCGCATCGCGCGCCGCACGCTTGCCCCGGCTCTGTGCCTCTTGAACCACCGAGAGCACCATCACGTGATCGTCGGCTACAGCAACCGGACGCACCGATGGCGCTGCTTCAAATGCAAGCGTGAATGGGACGACTAGCCCCGACAACGTCAACGTCAGCCACAACGTCAGCCCCGAAGAAACAGAACATAGCTTTTCCAGTTTCCCGGCAATCGATCAACTTTATGTTGCGATGCCGATCCGCCAACAACAAGAAAAAGAACATGGCGACTCTCAAACAACTCCTGACCGACGCGCGCGTCGCATTCGAAAACCGCGACGAATACGCGCACCGCTTCGCGCTCGAGCGAATCGCGAAGGCCTTTCCGCAGTACGCGCCCGCGGATCCCAGTCGTCCCGCGCAGACAGCTAACGTGACCTTCGCTCCGAACATCGTCGCCTGCCGGCTCGGCTCGGGCGTGCAGGGCCTGCGCCAGTGTGAGTGCGAGTGCGGCCAGTGCTCGATTCGGAGGACGACGTGACCAGCGAACTCGTCACCGAACACGTCAAGCGCCTTCGCGCGGCGACCACGCACAAGCTGCACATGGGCGATGTGCCCAAGTGGGTCGCCGAGAACACGACCATCAACGGCCGGGCGTACTCGTTCAAGGACCACGAGTACCAGATCCGCACGATGGGCGACGAGTCGCAGGAGATCGTGATTCGCAAGTGTTCGCAGGTCGGCATTTCCGAGTCGGAGATCCGCAAGGCGTTGGGCCTCGTGGCGATCATGCCGCGCTACAACATCATCTACACGTTCCCGACGGCGACGTTCGCGTCCAACTACGTCAAGACGCGTATCGACCCCGTGATCCTGGGCTCGGCTGCCTTGCGCACGGCGATGCACAACGGCGTGGACTCGGCTGACACCAAGCAGGTCGGCGACAACTTCCTGTACTTCAAGGGCGCGCAGGCGGGCAACGCCGCGATCTCGGTGGCCGCGGACCACTTGATCCATGACGAGCTGGACTTCAGCGACATGGTGATCATCTCGCAGTACCAGTCGCGCCTGACGCACTCGCCCTTCAAGCGCAAGACCAAGCTGTCCACGCCCACGATTCCCAAGGGCCCGATCGACAAGGAGTTCGCGGCCAGCCGCCGCCACTGGCTGTTCGTCAAGTGCGATCACTGCAACCACCAGTTCGTGCCCAACTACTACGAGCACGTGCTGATCCCGGGCTACAGCAACGACCTGCGCTACATCACGAAGGACAACCTTCACACGATCCGCTATCACGAAGCGAAGCTGCACTGCCCGCGATGCGGCAAGGTGCCCAGCTTGCAGGTCGAGCACCGCCAGTGGGTGTGCGAAAACCCGAGCGAGAACCACCTTGCGGTGGGCTATCAGATCCAGCCGTTTGACGCGCCGAACCTCATCACGATCCCGTATCTGGTGGAAGCGAGCACGCAGTACGACCGCATCGTCGACTTCCAGAACTTCAACCTCGGCTTGCCGGCGGAGGACAAGGACAACGGCCTGACGTTGGAAGACATCGAGCGCTGCAAGGTGAACCTGCTCACCTCGCCGTTCACCACGCACGTGCTGGGCGGGGACATGGGCTTGCTGTGCCGCGTCGTGATCGGCAACTACCTGCAGACCGGGGAGTTCCTCGTCGTGCACAAGGAGCAGATCCCGATCGGCAAGTTCAAGGTGCGCTACCGAGAGCTGTGCGCGCAGTTCCGCTGTACGGCCAAGGTGCTGGACGCGCAGCCGTACGTCGAGACGGTGATGTCGCTGCAGGAGGAAGACCCGAACCTGTACGGCGCTGTGTTCGTGCGCAAGGAAAAGCTGGAGGTGTACGACATCTCCACGCGCGAGGAAAACGAGGAGGCGGGCAAGACCGCGCTGCGCCAGGTCTCGATCAACCGCAACAAAGCGCTTGATTTGCTGATGGATGACATCCGCTACCAGGACGCCACAGGCATCAACAAGCCCATGATCCGTGTGAACGCGTCGGAAACCGAGGGCGCGGGCGGTGTGCCTTGGAAGGTGTTCACCGACCAGCTCACCGACATGAAGCGGATGAAAAAACTCACCGACTCGAACGACTTCGAGAACGTGTGGGTCAAGTCCGACGCGAAGAACGACCACTTCCACTTCGGCCTGCTGTATGCGTGGGTGGCCGCGAAGCTGCGCGCGACGGTGGTCGGCGGCATCGAGCCGGGGATGATGGGCGTGTCCACGTTCAAGCACAAAACCAAGGAAGACTCGACGGTCTTCGGCGGCGCGCAGGCCGGGCGGCGAGGCACCGGTTTGCGAAGGGATTGACGGGGGATTTACTTTCCGTTTGGCGCATCCCTAGTCTGGGACGATGCTCGCGCGACTTGGAAAGCTTCTGCGGTCGATGACGGGGTCGGCTCGGCCGCAGGCCGGCTCGACCCTGCCGCCCATTGTGGACCCGAAGGTCCCCAACAAGCAGCAGACGCAGCAGTCGTTTTCCAAGCGCACGAAGACGACCAACGCGGACATCCGCATCCTCGAGACCGACCGCAGCACGGCCAGTCTCGATCTGCTGTCGCTGCGCTCGGGCAGCACCACCAAAGGGGTCATTCGCGACCTCGCGAAGGTCTCGCCCGACCTGTCCGGCGCGCGCTGGGCCTACCAGCGCATGGTGGTCACGCGCGGCTTCAACGCCATCGCCTACAACCAGGACGGCACGCCCAATCCGCAGGCGACCTCGGCGCTGCAGCAGCTGATCGCGCGCTTTAACAACCTCACGGACTACACCGACGGCTTTTCCGCGGTGGCGTCGCTGTACTCGGTGGCCGAGCAGCTCACGAGCGAGTTCGTGACGTATGGCGCCGCGTCCATGGAGCTCGTGCTTGACAAGGCGCGCCTTCCCAACCGCTTGCAGCCGATCTCCACGACGCAGCTGGTCTTCTACGAAGAGAAGTCCGACGGGTACACGTACCCGATCCAGCGCATCAACGGCAACGAGATCAACCTGGACATCCCGACGTTCTTCTACGAGTCGATCGATCAGGATCTGCTGCAGCCGTACAGCGACAGCCCGCTCGAGGCGGCGCTGCAGGCCACGCTTGCCGATGCCGAGTTCACGAATGACCTGCGCCGCACGATCAAGCGCGCGCTGCATCCGCGGCTGAAAGCCAAGATCGTCTACGACACGTTCAAAAAGACGATTCCTCCGAACGTGCTCGGCGACCCTGTGGCGCTGAAGGCGTATCACGAAGAGTTCATCGCCAACATAGCGGCGACGGTGAACTCGCTTGAGCCGGACGACGCGCTCGTCACGTTCGACACCACCGAATTCGATTACCTCAATAACGGCAACGTCACTCTGAACAAGGAGTGGGAGGTGATCGCGAACCTGATCAACGCCAAGCAGGCCACCGGCACGCACACGCCGCCGGCCGTGCTTGGCCACGGATCGGGTTCGCAGAACATCGCATCCACGGAGACGATGCTTTTCGTGCGCTACTGCGAGGGCATCCAGAACCACGTCAATTCGATGCTCTCGCGTGCGCTGACGCTTGGCGTGCGCCTCCTTGGCTACGACGTGTACGTCGAATTCTCGTTCGACCGTATCGACCTGCGGCCCGACAGCGAGCTCGAGGCGTTCCGCGTCATGCGTCAGGAACGAATCCTCGAGCAGCTGTCGTGGGGCTTCATCAGCGACGAGCAGGCCTCGATCCTGCTGACCGGCAAGCTGCCGCCGCCCGGCTTCAAGAAGCTCTCGGGCACGCAGTTCCAGGTGCAAAAGACCGAGTTCGGCAACGCCTCGAGTAACACCAGCAACGGCTCGGGCAACAGCAACTCGCAGCCGCAGGACCAAAACAAGCAAACCCCCACGCAATCGAAAGGGCCCGTCACGCGGGTGAAGTGACATGAACGAACTGATGGACATCAAGTTCTGGGCAGGCACGGAGGAGTCCTTCGGGGTCTACCTGCTTTGCCTGAAGAAGATGATCGACAGCGGCGACTTCGAGAAGTTCGCCGCGGGCGCGTTCGCCTCGCAGCAGTCGCAGGCGAGCGAAGAAGACGTGCCGCGCCTTTTCTCGCAGCACGGCAACGTCGGCATCGTCAAGATCGCCGGCCCCTTGAACAACTCGAGCTCGTGGCTCAACCAGGTGTACGGCATGACCGGCTACCCGGAGATCCGCGATGCGATGGTGTACGCGGCCAAGAAGCCCGACGTCGGCGCGATCGTGCTGGACGTGGGCTCCGGTGGCGGCGCGGTGGCCGGCGTGTTCGACACCGCGAACCTGATCTCCACGATCGACTCGCAGGTCAAGCCGGTTCACACCTTCTCCTCGGGCGGCATCATGTCCGCGGCCTACCTGCTTGGCTCGGCCGCGCGCACGGTGAACATCGATCAGATGGCCGAGGCCGGCTCGATCGGTGTCGTCGCGGTGCACCAGGAGATGAGCAAGATGCTTGCCGACATCGGCATCACGCCCACCGTGATCCGCTCGGGCAAGTACAAGGCGCTGGGCAATCCGTTCGAGCC